GAAACTTGTTTATAATTGGAGCAACGCCTACCCGGAAAGCAAGGACAACCAATCAAAGTTAAACGATAAATATATGAATCTGGTGATTGAATCCACCGGAGGAAAAGGTCCCATCTTGGAAAGCGAGAATAAGATAATGCGGCGCATCGCCAAAGAGATTGTGATTGATAAAGTATAAGGAATAAAGTATAAGGAATAAAGTATTATATTTTATATAAGGAAATGATGCTTCTCAAACTATTTAACGAGAGAAAAGAACAGTTATCTAAACAAGCAATTATAGATAATAAATTAAAAGAAATGAATTGCCAATGTCCGGCGATTGTTAGTGAATATCTTTTACTACAACGCCAAATTACCCGCGTTCAACAATATAAAGTTATAAACGCAAATATGTTCTATATGTATGATGAAATGCATCGTCAGCTAGGTGTTAATCAAACAATTACTAATAGATTTTTGAATGTAGTTATGAACTGCGATGAATTACAAAAAATTATTCTTGATAAATAAAATTATATATATTTAATTTAATTTTATTTACTATTTATATAATAATGTCTACAACAACACATATACCACGAAGATTTTTCCCCAAACAAGAAAGAGCAGAGGACTATAATAGTAATGGTAAATTGATATGGTTACAAGAAGTTACCCAAGATAACGATGGTATGTTAATTGTAAAAAGGACCTTGACTAATAAGCATTTCCCTTTAAATGAAAAATATAAACAATATGAACTAGATAATATTCGGGAAATGAATAACTCTTTAGGTATTTATTATGGTGGGATGAATAGAGGCTATAAGAAACACACAAGAACCAGCAAAAAACGTAACACGCATAAAAAACGTACCACGCATAAAAAACGTACCACGCATAAAAAACGTACCACGCATAAAAAACGTACCATGCGTAAAAAACGTACCATGCGTAAAAAAACATACCATTCATAACATTAAACACACATATTTAACCCTGTCGTTTTGCGACACTTTTGGCAAAAGTGTGTTACATGTACATATTTTGCCACGCCCCTCCCACATCACCTTGTTTATTAATTAGTTTGTCCACGATTTGAGGGGTAATTGTAATCGGAAACGACACTTTAATTGCCATATCTTTTTCAAACAAATTCATATCTGGTCGCATCAACCGGTACAAGTTTAGTTTCGTGTGTATAATTTCCAAGCACCGTTTCAAATTTCGCACTCCGTCTTCTTTATGCGTATGCGTATTAATAATATGATGTATCGTCTCTTCCGGTAGCAGAATATCCCCCTCCTTGAAACGGACTTGATTGCGAATAACCGGCAAGAGATAATCCATGGAAATAATTGTCTTTTGGGGCGTTTCATATCCCTTGGTCATAATACAGTGCATCCGGTCCAATAAAATCTTATTGACTTTACTGCGGTCATTGTAACTGAAGAAGAACACACAGCGACTCAAATCAAAATCAAATTCCGCAAAATATTTATCGTGAAAACTACTATTTTGCGAAGTATCCGTCAAGTGGGTGAGAATACCCACAATCTCTTCGCCTTTGGGCGTGTCACTGATTTTATCCAATTCGTCAAAATAAATAATCGGGTTCATACTCTGGCACTGTATCAATTGTTTTACAATTAACCCGCAGCTGGACCCTTCATAGGTGTATGAATGCCCTTCTAAACAGCTACTGTCTGTCGCCCCACCTAGCGGAATAAACACGAATTCGCGATTGAGAATTTTACTGATGCCTTCTTTCACCAACGTTGTCTTGCCCGTCCCGGGGGGACCTTCAATAGCCACCGCGTTACCGATCGCATCAGGATTGGTAATCCATTGGCCGACCATTTGCATGACTTGGAGTTTCACGTCATTCAGACCATAGACTGCTTTATCTAGGGTATTTTTCGCCTGTTCCATAAAGTCGTGACACTTGTCAATGCCATCGTCAATTGTGACGGGCAAGTGGTTTAGTTTATTAAACGGGATACGCATAAAATCATCTACCCAGTGTTTAATTTTGTTGTATTCACTGCATCCTGGCTCCATATTTTTCAAGGTGGATAACTTGTTATAGGCAGACGCTTTAAAACGGGTTGGAATATTAGATTCCAATAACGCTAAGCGATAGGGTTTTTCAATCTCAATGAGGGATTTGATTTCTGCCATTTGATTTAAGACAGTTTCTTGTTCTTCCAAAGACATTTTTTCTTGGAAATAATTCAAGTCATTCATCACGTTTTTTTGTTGCAAGAGGGTGCGAAATTTTAATGTATTTTTAAACTTACGTTTCTTGCATAAACGGGATTGCTGTTTAAGAGGTGAACGTTTATTATCAACGTTTGATTTTTTGTTTTTACGGGTGGTTTCTTCACCCGCTTTGCTAGAACACGCACAAGCAGAAGCACAAGCAGAAGCAGAAGTATTCGTTGTTGTTTCTTCTGACAACTCCATATCACACGTTCCTGTTTCAATGTTTAAATCCAGTTCATCGGTATTGGTTTCGTTTTCATCATTTGAGTCCGTATCAGAATAATCATGTTCTTTGTCGTCCTCCTCTATTTCACTATATTCTTCTTCTTCATCGTCAGGATTGTAATCCGGGTCATCTGAAGAGTGATATTCTTCGTAATCCTCAATAGCTTTATCTTTTCCGGCATTCATTGGATTAATCGTAAAAATAATATTAAAGTTGGACATTTTACTGGGACTGGGGGTTCGTTGTTCTTCTTCTACTTGATACCTATTTCTACGGGAGGGAGCAAATAATTTCTTAGGAGCAAGGGATTTTTGTACTCGGGTGGGTCGTGACGGTGTTGTACAGTCAGCCGACCCTTCCCGCTTATTTTTGGTGTCAATTTTTTTATTAATATAATTGGAAGGAAATAATTCAGATAACATTTTTTGAAAAGACTTGTCGTTTAGTTTATTATCATCCATGACAATAAAATCGTCTTCATCTTCAGATAAGATATCGTCTTCATCAGCAGAGTCTTGTTCCTCTTCTTCATCTTCTTCGTCCATGTCTTCCTCTTCGTCCATGTCTTCCCAATCATTGTATGTGTCTGTTTCACTTGCATCTGTTTCACTTGCATCTGTTTCATCATCAGACGATTCGCCTTGCTTATATTTTTTATTTTGATATTTGGGTCCAACAACTTTCGCTGCAAAACGTGTGTTGTATGAGTGAGTAATAGCAGTAGCAGTAGCAGTAGCAGTAGCAGTAGACATCTTAGCTTACTAATGTATAGAGTTTGATATTTATGTAATAATTACTCGTATATCAATTTTATATATAAATGTATTATGAAATAAGATAAAAATGAATTAAACTTTATTATATCTTTAAAATTGAATTAAAACCATCTAAATATTATTATGTTAATATAAGAAGTAAGATGGCTCAAAATACAAAAGGGATTATGCAGAAGAAAACGGCGTCAAAGATTATTGGTATTCAGTTTAGTATTCTTTCCGATGAAGAAAAACGCAAGGCGTCTATGGCAGAAATTACCAGCCGTGATACATATGTCAATAATAAACCAGTCATTGGGGGCTTATGTGATCCCCGGATGGGGGTTCAAGACCCTGGGTTTATCTGTCCTTCAGATGGTTTAGACCATATTCAAACGCCTGGTTATTTTGGACACATTGAACTTGCCAAGCCAATCTTTTATATCCAGTATCTCAGTACGATTATGAAGATTTTGCGGTGTGTTTGTATTAAATGCAGTAAACTCCTCATTAGTAAGACAAAGTACAAGCATATTCTTGTCATGTCGGCGGAGAACCGGTGGCAGTTTGTCTTTCCCATCGCCAGTAAAATCAAGCGATGTGGTGAGGATACGGGTGATGGGTGCGGCTGCAAACAACCCAAGAAGATTAGCAAGGAAGGCTTGGCGACGTTAAATGCCGAATGGGATAATATTGACGGCTTGTCGGATACGGATTCAGCCCATTTAAATATGGTTTTAACACCGGAAATCGTGTTGAAATGTTTTCGGCGGATTAGTGACGAAGATGTCTCGTTTATGGGGTTTAGCCCATTGTGGTCGCGACCGGACTCTATGATTTGTCAAGTATTAGCTGTGCCTCCACCGGCTGTGCGACCTTCGGTCAAGGTAGACTCACAACAACGGAGTGAAGACGATATTACGCATATTTTAGTGAATATTGTCAAGACCAACAAGACCCTCCAAGAGAAAATCCAGGCGAACGCCAGTGCGAACGTCATTAATGATTGGGCGACGGTGCTCCAGTATTACGTGGCTACGCTCGTGGATAATAAAATCCCGGGGGTAGCGTCCGTAGCCCAGCGGTCGGGGCGGCCTTTGAAGTCTATTAAAGAACGGCTTAACGGTAAACACGGGCGCGTCAGGGGGAATTTAATGGGGAAGCGGGTGGATTATAGTGCCCGGTCGGTCATTACACCCGACCCGAATATTGGGATGGAAGAACTCGGTGTGCCGATGAAAATCGCCAAGAATATTACCAAGCCGGTGACCGTGAATAAACGCAACCGGCAGTTCCTCCAGAAACTCGTGCAAAATGGCCCTGATGAATACCCGGGGGCGAAAATATTGGAAAAGAAGAATGGCGATAATATATCCTTACGCTATGTAGACCGAGCGTCTATTAAATTGGAACTGGGCGATATTGTCCACCGGCACATGCTGGACGGCGATGCCATTCTCTTTAACCGACAACCGACATTACACAGAATGTCTATGATGTGTCATATTGTGAAAGTGATGCCCGTAGGTGATACGTTCCGCATGAATGTCTCGGTCACTAAACCCTACAATGCCGATTTTGATAAACTTATTCTCTGTCAAAAACAGGAGGCGTGAAAAGCGTGCAACCTCCTAGTCAATTGATTCTTTAATAAACCAACATAAAGAAATTATAATATTTATATATAATAATGGAACCATCAAAACGAACCAAACTGTCAAACGAAATTTTAGACAACCCAACCGACCGATATTGCGAAATATATAAAATAACTAACATTACAACGGGTAAGATATATGTAGGACAAGCGGTGTCTCATATATTAAACCATAAGAGATACAGACCATATGGACACGACGGAAGATTTAGATGTCATATATCAGAAGCTTTCTCAACAAAGAAAAATCAATCTCATTATTTAAACAATGCCATAAGAAAATATGGTGTTGCTGATTTTGTAGTTGACTTGATTGAATGTTGTGAAATTGTTGAAGCTAATGATAGAGAAATACATTACATTAAACATTTGAACAGTTTATTTCCTCACGGATATAATCTGAAAAATGGTGGAAGTGTATTTACTCATACTGACGAAAGTAAAAAACGTGTGTCCAATGGTGTTAAAAGTTATTTTAAAGATAAAAAATTTCAAAGGTTTAAAGATATTATACAGATTGATGATGATATCGATAAGTATATTAAACCTTTGAATAGACGCAAAGAACAATATGGTTGGTATGTCTATATAGAAAGAAAAAAAGCAGATTTTGGTGGTGTCCATATTTCCTTAGATGAAAGTAAAAAAGAAGCTAAGGAATTTATTATATATTTAAAGAATCAATTGGCGAAACACCTTGCAGCGGGAAACCCCTGAGAGCCCTAACTACCACCTTTTATGAGAAATTGTAAAAGGGAACACGGTTAATAGCCGTACCCAATGGTAATAATGTTAGGGATTGGGCAATCCGCAGTGAGACTACCTACCTCCGTTATATTAGACATTTTCAAGAGGAAGATGGTAAGAAACCTAGGTTTCTTAAGATAGGAAATGGTAGCCCTTCAACGACTGAACGGGTGTTGGTGAACAATGATAGTCTAATCAACTGGAGTTTGCTTAAGATACAGTCTGGCCCTTAGTGAAAGCTAGGGG